CCAGTTCCATCGCCAGTTCCATCGCCAGTTCCATCACCCGGACCAGTTCCATCACCCGGACCAGTTCCATCACCTAATCCAGCCCCTCCTAGTCCGGCACCACCGGGACCACCAGCAGGACCACCAGTAAGTGTCGGACCACCACCACCAGCAGGGCCACCACCAGCAGGACCACCACCAGCAGGGGCACCACCGGGAACACTACCACCAGCAGGGCCACCAGCAGGGCCACCAGTAGGACCACCAGCAGGGCCACCAGCAGGGCCACCAGTAGGACCACCAGTAGGACCACCAGTAGGACCACCAGTAAGTGTCGGACCACCACCAGCAGTACCAGTAGTAGTACTTTGGTTGTTTGTATTACCAATGGTGAAGTCAGTGTTGTTTATAATATCCCCTAGTATGTCCAACGGGTTTTTCTTAGTTCCGGCCTCGCCAAGGGCAATAGCTTTTTCCTTTGCGAGCTTGTCTGCTTCTTCCTTTGCGAGCTTGTCTGCGGCTAGTTCTGCTGGCGTTTTAAGCACCGGTACGGGCTGGCTATTAGGGTCTAAGCCTTTAAATCCCCGGTATTTTTTATATTCGTCTTTTAATGCTTCCTTCATCCACCCTTCTGGCTCTAGCCGCATCATCTCCCAGAGTTGATAACCCTGCACGTCAAAGTTATATAGATCAGGACTAGCCTCGTAGTCGTTAAATATGTCTCTCTGATTGGTTATACCTGTATCGCCCGACGTATCCATAGTACTAGCACCACCAGCAGGACCACCAGTAAGTGTCGGACCACCACCCCCATCAGCAGCAGGAGCACCCCCATCAGCAGCAGGAGCACCCCCATCAGCAGCAGGAGCACCTCCACCAGCAGGTTTACCACCACCACCGCCTCCACCATCATCATCGGGCGTAACTTCATCCACAACACTAATCCGATCTACAAACCGACCAAGAGAATCTCCTTCTAGGCTGTATGGGTTAATAGTGCTTTGGTCTACTCCAATGCCCGCGTTAATAAGAAGTTCAGCAACGGCTGCTTGCACCGCTAACTCTTGCTCCTTCGTGGGATCGGCAGTGCCCCCCATGATCTTTTCCCGTGCGGCCATAGCCCCGGCAAGAATGTCGTTAACCGTGTCTTCGGTAACTTCTGTGGTGCCCATAGCTTGATTAGGGAAGGGGTAGTCACTTCCTAAAAGCGTGCCTTTTGCTGCTAGTGCGTCTTCGGCATTTAAAGTTGTTACTGGAGAACTGGAAGCAGGAATACCCCCAGACGTGATAAGGCTGCCCAACCCGCCCGGTATCAGGGAGTTGCCCCCTAAAGAGTTTATTGCATCTTGAATACTTAATGCGTTCTTAAAGTCGCTATACTTATCGTTGCTAGACTCATCTAAGAAACTTAAATCAAGAAACCCGTCGGTATCAATTTGCATACCCTGCACTAACGTACCAAGGTCGTTTCTACTAATTCCGTCGTTTTTAATAGCGTCGTGAATAGTGTTTATTTGGCTTTTAGAAAGAGATGGAAGTAACCCTGCTTTACCAACTTTTGCTAGTTCAGTTTTAACAAAATCGGACCTATCTTGTTCTTGCTGCATAAGCCCTACTTCAGCACCTTCAAGTTGGCCTGCTGTTTCAGCAGAAGATGGGGAAGTTAAGGCACCGCTATACCACGCGCCTAGATCGTAACCTGTGCCCGTAAACGGGGATATATCCCCACCAACTACCCCTTCCAGTCGTTGAGCAAAAATCTGTTCTATTGTACTAGTGTCATCTGACATACCTATCCCTACGGTGTCGGTAGCGTTTCAGGCACTGCTGAAACAAAAACTACGGTTAATAAGGTGGACGGCACAGCAGGGCGGGGACTTGCAGCCGCCTGATAATCAACCGTTATGTCTAAATCGTCTGTTGCCCACATAAGCTCTACGTATTGCCCCGCTGTTAAGTCCAGCGTAAAACTGTATTCAAAGTTATCTACTCCGCCCGACCCTGCTACGACGTGCAGTCTAGCAGTATTTGCTATGTCTACTCCGCTTCTACGTACCCAGAACGACAGCTCTTTAGAGCTAGCACTACCGCTAGTCAACTCTACTGAGAGTTCAAAGTTGTACACCCCTGAGTAGAGTGGAGTTATTTGTGTCCCCGCTATACTTATAGCTTCGCCTAAATACGTGTTCTCAAACTGTAGCGCATACGCTGTGTTTATAACGCTGGCAGTCTGGTCTACAGTAGAGAAGAACTTAGCGTTAGGGGCCTCTATAAACCGGCCTCCGTACTCCCCAACCACACTGTTTACAGCACTTGATAGCAAGTTAAAAAATAGGCGTAAGATGTTATTAAGGTCATCCAGATACTGTTTTACCGGCCCTTTTTTAGGTGTAGGGAGCGCAGGTGCTGGGACTTTTTGTACAAGTCTTTGCGCCACTAGCCCCTCCTACCATCAGCTCTCATCTCTAACCGTGGTATACCTAGCTTCCAAGCTACACCTAGCTCAGTAGATTCCATCTTAAACGCCATCTGTCTGCCACGTACTCGCACGAAGACCTGCCCGGTAAACTCCTCAATAGGCACTGTAGCGGTACGGGTAACTGTTGACGCAGAATTACCACCTACAGATAAGGGGTTGTTGTACCCAGAACCGGAGTTCTGCATAGGAGATAAAGTCATCACCGCAGCAGGATTAGTGACCGTGGACCCTTCAAATGTTACGTCGGGTAACACTCTATTAACGAACATAAATCTATCGCCGTCATCCAAGTCAAACTCAGAGGATAAGAGCGTAGCTGTAATTGCGCTTGCTACTGCCCCTTCTTGACTATCGTAGCCTACTTCATGGTTTACCAAGTTGTTGCTGTAGGTAGCCGCCATAGGATTTTCTCGAAGATCAGAGTCTATCCAAGCACTGCGCGATAACGTGCCGTAGTACCAAATGTCCTGTAAATAGTTGTACACCACATAGCGATCATTCTGCGTTACCCCAGCAGAGCAATAGAACCACCATATCTCATCGAACCGCTCGTTAGTGCCAGCTACTACTTGGGCATATTGAGAAGTATTAAAGTCATTAAATACATAGCTGCGAACCGAACAAGGTAGGGTCTGAACCGTACCGTCGTAGGAGTAGAACTTATCCGTGCCCATCCAATATGCTGTTTTGCCTGAATACACCGCTGCGTTAGTGCTGGCTATAGTGATGTTGTCACCAAGAAGCTGTGCTCCCCATACCTCTGGAGCGCCTAGATACTGCATACCGTACAGGGCCGTGTCACTCCATACCAATATTTCTTGTCGAGCTTGCAGTACAGTAATGATCTCACTACCACGCGAGAGGCGTAAGCTACCGGCTTGATTAGTAGCCAGCGGAGTCCAGTTAGCCACATCTTCTTGGTTAGACCAACGAATCAACATGGGGTCGAGTGCTGTAGCGCCTAGCGGGTTTGAGCCAAAGCAAAAAGCAAACCGGAAAATGTCAGATACAAAGGTTTTATTAACTATAGTAGGCACATTGGACGCACCGCCTAAAGAAGTGACGTACACCGCACGAGTCGTTACCCCGGTGCTTGCGTCCCAATAAAACAACGAACCTCCTCGATAACCGAAGAATAAGTCCTCACCGAAGTTAGCTTGGCTCCAAAGCCGTATAGGGGCAAGCGTAGCGCCGCCAACACCCCAAGTACCTGCACCCCAAGTACCAGCACTCCACCCAGTAAACGGTACGTCAATCGCGCTACCTGTGTTTATCTGGTAAGCCGCAGTAACTGTGCCGCCACCTGTAGCCCCTGAAGACGCTTGACTTGCAGCGGTTATATTGTAGGAGTCGTCGTTTATGAAGTTAATCTGGAACTCACCGTTTAAAGTCAGTCCACCCACTGCTGAAGCACCACTAAACGTAACAAAGTCATCCTGAAGCGCACCGTGTGCAAGGTCAGTTACAAGGACAGTTGTGGAGTTGAGAGTTGTAGTAAACGGGTTGGTCAGCGTTGCTGTGGCTCTAATAGGAGTAATATCGAAGTAAGCGCCACCACGCTCTAGGTAGTACTTGAGGTTAGTACCTACAGAAACAAGATTCTGCTGTTGCAGAGTGACCCAGTTAAGCATAGACCGGCATACGCCTAAGAACGTAGCAGCAGACAGACGTACCCAACCGCCTATCTTCTGGGGCATACCCCGTCTAAAACGCACTTTATCAGTCTCGTACCAGCCACCTTCAGCAGCGTAGCGCGTGTTCTCACGGTCAACTCCGGGGTTAAACTTTAGTTTCTGTAGTGGCATAGCTCAACCTTATTCTGGGTACTCGCCTGTGGCGATCATAGATGCGAGTTCAACAGAGCGGCCCTTTACGGTGCGGCTCCAATCGGAATCTAAAAATTCTTCTGAGGCAGTTGTGTAGTCTGCCTTTTCCATCGCATCTAGTGCCAGTACGAATTTGCGTAGTCGAGTAGCACCGAGGTTAAAGCTGATGTCAATCATAGCATCTTTTCTTGTTTGGTCTAAATCGCTGAACCAAGCGTACTCTGTGCTCAGTTCCTTAATTACACGCTCTATATCCTTTTCCAGCAGGAAATCCACTTCTTCCTCAGAGAGTCCCAGCCCACCGTTTACGTCTACATTCCTGCCAATACCTATTGTCCAGTGTCCGGCAGAGCACTTATAGATAAGGTGACGGCCATTAGTAACGACTTCGCCTTCATGCCGTTTAAGCATTTCGATCAAGTTCTGCATTTACTTCTCCCTGCTAACGCCCTTAGTTTTCTCAAAGGTACGCATAGCGCCAAGGCCCAGCATTCCCATAAGGACAGTGGTCAAAAGCGAAGTGTCTACGACAGGAACTGTAAACCAGATTCCTAAGATTGGAGAGATGATTGTTGAGTACAGCAGCGCAAAGCCACATATCCAACCGATTGCTGGCCTCCATCCTGCCACAAACAGGCTCTTATGGGCCGCTTCGACCTTATTGACCTCGATCTGGGCGGACATCTGCTTATCGGCCATAGTCGCAATCTCGTGCGACAGCTTCTCACGCAGGTCTTTATCCGGGATTACCTTATCCAGAATAGCCGAGACAGGCCCAATCAGGGCGCTTATTGCAGCCAGCATCTTAAATGACGACCCACACAACAGCGCCAAGCACTAGGAGTACGATAATAGCGCCAAGAGTCGAGTGCTTAGTGCCTTGTACTGCACGCCATACGGGGCCACCTATCTTAGCTAATCCGTCTTTAATCATTTCCATTTTGAATTCCTCAGTTAATCGCAAGTACAAAAACCAATCCTGTTAGTCCTACCATCAACATGACCAGTCCGACTATCAATTTTAGTGCAAGATAGAAGTCATCATTCTTTCTGTCTTGAAGTATTTTTTTCCGGTTGAACTCGGCCATACTTAAATCTCTGTTTTTCTGTATGTTCGCCGCGTTCTTCTGGACTTTCTGCCACTGAGGAGACTTGCCCTGACGCGAGTACTCGTCCCCGATGGTTTTCATCATGTCAGCCAAGCGGTCTTCTTGGTTCTGAATCTGGATTGCTTCTTCCAGTGGACTGCCTGAGTAGGAGTATCCATCGTTCTTTTTGGACTCGGCAATCTTGTTCTCTACAGCTTCCTTACTGGCAAAGAATCCTGATATTTCAGCACCCATTTGCTCGACTTGCTTTTTTTTCTTCAGGGATGCTTGCACTAAATTAAAAGCGGTATCCAATCCCTTTATGAGTAGAGCAATTTCGCCAATCATAGATCATTGCTTGCCAAAGAAATTAAAGTAAGACCCAGCCAGCAAACCGCCCAAGACTAAGGTAGTTATTGCCTGTAAGACAGTTCGGCCCACGGTACGCTTTGCAGCCCGCCAAGACTCAAGCAAGCCCCTAAGCTCAGAGACATCCGACAAAGCATCGTCATCGCTCAGGCCAATGTCACGCAAGGCTTTCCTAGCACCCAGTTCAGCTGACTGCTCGATCAACTTTGCCATTTCTTCTTTGTCCACAAGACTGCTCCTACTGCTCGATATTGCTTAATTGTATACCGCGTAAGCTTTTTCCCAAAGAACCAAGTCTTTAGCATAAGTGTCTAGTATATCTTGCTTTCTGTCCGGCGAAAGTTCAGTTAGAAACGAAGTTAATTTATCAACGCTATTTTTTCGCATTTCTATCCGTTCTTCTACCCTGCCTCCCCTGTCCAATATAAATTTACTGGCATGCTCGTGGATGTTTTCAACATTAAACAGTTCCGCGTGTTCTGGAAAGTAATCAGACTGTGGTTTTAAATGGGCTACTACAACCGCAGTTGTCCAATTTTCTTTTACGTAATCCCAATAATCGTTAGGATTTCCATAATTTTTATCCTTAAACCCGACACTATGGGGAATATGCGCATCACCTAAACTTATAACTGCTTTTGGATCGCTTGCATTTAAGTTTCTACGCAGCCTAGTGTAGTAAAATAACGAAGCTACCCACTCTAAGGGGTTCCTTATTGAAGCAACGCAAGGCATATCTGGTTGTATTGCCCCTTTAGCACGCAAGTCGTCAAAAGACCGATTTACTAACTTTAGCCTTATTGCTGCACCATGTAGTTCCGGCGGTAAAGAAGAATAGTCTAGGCCGTGTTCTTTATAGTAAGCTTCAAAATTTTTCCAGCCACTAAAATTACCTTCAAGGGTGTATAAGTCTTTCTTAAAGTCTAAAAGTCCCGATTTAAAAAAGTAGAATGCAAGTGAAGTAGAGCCTGTTTTTGGGAGTCGAAGCACCACAAAGTTGTTTGCATATGAAATAATCATAGGGTAATCACCACCGTATCTGTGCCTTCAAAAAATAACATGTTACCTTCACACACTATATTCCAATCTGGGCCTTCTTGCTCGCTGCGCGAAGGAACTTCTATAAACACATGCCTAGCTAGCCACTCTCTGTCGTCCTGTAGTACTCGCCATACATGCTCTTCTGTGCCTCTGCCCGGTTGACCGCGTGCTTTATTAAACCTTATGCGGTACTTAAGCATTCGGTCTTGGTGGGAAGCTAGGGTCGCTATGAAAGTCTGGGTCTAAACAAACTTGGTCCAAAGCTATTAGATGTTCACTCCAAGTTACTTTCTTTTCTACAGTAATTGCAGGGTCGCTTAACGCTGTATTTGCAATGGTTTTTTCTGCTTCTACACGGGCCATAACTTCGGTTTTTCTGACCGTTTCTTGCTCCGCACTTGTAAGCTCTACCCAGCCTTGATCTGCATAAGTAGGGCCAATCCATGAAAGGTCCCCTATCTTATCTAAAAACCCATGCAGCCCGAAGATCGGCCCCCAGTTAGTTGGAAGAGGGCCGGGTTCGCTTAGTGCTTCGTTTGTTGACAGCTTTCTTCTTTGCCACATTGTCTTTCTCCTTGCCCTGAACAACCGATAATCCCGGCGGGTTTTTGTCTTGCTTAACTAGCCCTGTTTTTTGATGGCCTACTCGCTCTTGTGCAAAAGGAGGAAAACCGTTTAAATGCAGTTTCTCCTCGTCACTGACTGGGTTCCATTCTCTCCAACTGCCAAAGTCTTCTCTCGGCTGTATTTGTATATGACAGCCTATGCTTGCAGCAAGCTGGTGTATAAATTCGGTCACTTGCGTTGGTGGATAGACATTCCATAAGAAAGTGCCGTCTACCCCGCGCATCGTTATTTCTGTTGTCCCTGAACCAGACATACCTATACTAACAGCCTGTGCGCGATTGCGGTTAGCGTCAAGAGCCTCTAACTGTTGCTGTTGTTGTCTTTGCTCAAATTCTTTTTCAAACTCTTTCTTATTCATTACTGAGGACACCACGCTACCGTTACTACGCCATTAGCTACTATTGGGTAGGGAGTGCCGCTCACCACTGAAATGCAATTCTGTGATATGGGGTTTGCTGCCGCCCCCGCATTTCCAGCATTTCCAGCATTTCCAGCACCCCCTCGACCTCCACCTCCACCTCCACCACCAGACGCAGCGACTACAACGCTTCCGCAGGCCATTGAACCTCCACCTCCACCTCCACCCGCAGCGCCGGGATTAGAGCCAGCAGCTCCAGCCACCGCATTGGAACTCGTTAGGCCACTAAAACATTGAACTCTGCTGCCGCTGCCTCCGAGACCGCCACCGGGTTGGCCTCTTGTGCCACCTGTGCCCCCGCTGCACCGCACCCCGCCACCCCCAACCCCACCTGTGCCTGTGGGATTTATACAGGTGCCAGCACCTCCACCTCCACCTCCACCGGCACCGACCATGAGAAACCCGCACGGGGTAAAATCACTGTTATATGTGCCGATGCCGCCGCAGCCACCCCCACCCCCCCC